GTCCCAATCAATCTCCCCAGTTAATTGCTTCTTTTTAATCTCTGCCTCAGTTAGCTTGATCTGTGTTTTACCATCTATAATGCTGGTAGCCAAGCCTGACAGACTGTTAATTATCGCTCCTATCATTGATACTTCTCCTTGTATGCCTCTTCAAAGCCCTCTTCGTGTACACAGTTCTCATGATTGCCCCAGAGCCTCTTAAAGTAGCTGTCGTGTACATCTATGTAGTCTTGTTCACTGTACCCATCCGGAGCTAGTTGTCCCTTAACAATCCACATAAACCTATTTACTTCTTTGTGTATAGGGCTATCACTTCTCATGTGACAACCATACGGAAAATGCTCCCGTGATTGCGCCTGTTACAGTTGCGGTTAGTGCTGTGGCCTGTGAAGTCATGGCATCAGGTGGTAAATTCATAAACCAGAACAACACTTCCATATACATATATGTCATAACTAACATCATAATCCTGGGAAGTATCTTCCAAGCAAGTACTCTTTCCATTGCTACAGTCATTCAAAGTCCTCCTTTAATCCGTCCAGTATTTCCTTAGCTGATGGTCTGCGTTTCTTAAATTGATATACACACTCAAAACTCTTTGGGCATTGCCTAAAAGCTGCTCCGTATTCATACTTGGGTATTAAGGGTGTAGGGAAATATGTAGCCGAGGAACCATTAGGACCACGATACCAACACTGCTGTACCCCCATAATGGAAATATACTTCCACAAGTGACAAGTAACCATCTTAGGTTCTTTAGCCTGTACTCCCCCTACAGTGAAAATTAAGAGGGACAGAAATAATATTTTTACCACGTACCAGTACCTACACCAATTAAATATACACCACCAAAGACAATAACCAATATACCTACAGACAAGGCAAACATGCCTAAGTTATTAATCATCTCTTTCTTGGCTTCCATAGCCCTGTAGACAGTTTCTTCTCTTTCCTTCCTGATTTGCCTTCTTAACTTAATCATCTCTTCCCAAGTATTAGGGCCAAATCTCATATTCAATAAAAACATTAGTTCCTTCTGTTGAGCCGCTAGTTTCTTCTTGTGGACTATTATGTCGAAGGCTTCCTTCTCTATACTATCACCAGATGTTAGCTTTTGTACAGTAGAGGGGTTCTTTCTTTGTTGTTCAGCTTTAGCAAGATCAGAGGCGGCTCCAAACCATTCCCCTAGCTGCCCCATAACGTCCTCAATCTCCCTACCATGTTGGACTAATTTCTTAGTCATTGTAAATGCGGTAGTACAGGCCGTTATAGCCGTTATGGGGTCTAGCATTAGTCTTTCTCCATGACCTCAAGCATCCTTTCAAGGGACTCTTTAATTCCCTTTATGTTCTCTTCGATCTTACCTAGTTGTACGGCTTGCATATTAGAAAATGCTTCAACAGCTTTAACATCTGCGCTGAGTCTAATTATAGAGGTGTAGTTAGAATCTACGTCTGCCCTCATCTGTGATATACTCCAAACTATCATTGCAGCTTGTAGTACCAAGGCAAACAATAGAGTTGCCGATATATTTTTACCCATTACGAAACAGTCATCACCCCCGCTAGTCAAGGGGATAGGCTTTCCAATCTAACTGAAAGTGTGGTCCGTCCGGGAACTTCTTCCAATCACCACCCCATACGATCTTAATGTCCAGTTCCTTTGCAGCAGCTTTCATAGCATCACCAATAGGGTAAAAATCTTCCCACTCCCATGATACAGGATAGGGGACAACATCTACTGCATGACCCGTCAGGTGACGAGACTTGAGTGTAGTTGACTTACCAGTTCTCTTAAGCATACGCTGACGTTCAATGTTACGAACACCCTCAGTTACACTAAAGTCCTTTTCACTAATCTCTAACGCTCTTGTGACAACAGCAACCATATCGGGATGTACCCCAGACAAGTTCTGCTTACTTCGTAGTCCTAGTTTGTATCCCATTGGTTGCTCCTTAAGAGGGTTTAGTAGGCCATGTTATTGTGTTCGGGAACCCTTCTTGTGAGGGTACGTCCCGTAAGGCTTGCCTGTACGTGCGCCACTCGTCAGTAATGCGGTCAGCTAATGCCATGCTGTCAGACGCCGCTAGTAGTGTGTCACGTTCTGCTCTACCGTTAGCCGTTAACATAGGCGTCATGTCAGGTTGTACTTCTTGGAAGTCAGGCCAATCTATGAGACTTGCATCATCCTCAAATATTGCACCGTCACCTGTTGTTTTATTGTACCAAATTTTAGACATGATAAACTCTCACACTTCCTACTGCCCCTGCACCTGAACTTCCTGTGCCAACCGACCCACCACCACCACCGGGCGCTGTTCCAGCAGCCGTACCACTACCACCAATACCAGCATATGTGCTTATCATTGGTGGTGCGTTGCTAACTCCGCCACTAACAGAATTTCCTCCACCACCACCGAATAGTATTCTAACTTGAGTGGAATGATAATAGTTTTGATGGGGGTGACTAAATCTGTGAGTTACAAGAGGACTACTTGGAAGGGCTAACGATGCTGGGGTGAAATTAGCATTAGGGCTTGATGTAAAGTGAGCACCTTCTACGTAGCCTTTGGGGGGTGCAATTTTAATGTTTCTATTATTACTAGTATAAGTTACGTCTTCCCATCCAGATACACTAGATATTGCAATCGTAGAATCGCCCCCCATGTTTGGGCTGTTACCTGTTGAACCACCAGCACCTCCTGCACCAACCACATACGACATGCCATTAAACATTTCTGCTGTCCCAACAACAATTGCTGCATAGCCGCCAAAACCAGAATCAACGTTGGTTCCTACACGACCAGAACTACCACCTCCTACAAGATAAAAAACAACCCAATCAGTGTCGGCTAAACTTCCTTTAGACCAAGTTCCACTACTTGTGTAAGTGTCGGTAGGTGAACCCCAATCGCTAGGAAACACAACGTCTGGTGTGCCAGTGCTTATAGCAGCAGCCCAAGATATATCTGTGCCATCAGAGGTAAGTACAGTACCAGCGCCACCCTTAGCTAGTCTAGCAGTCTCCCCACTAGCATTACCATAAAGGATAGAACCCCTAGTAATAGCATCAAGTTGGCTAAGTTCACTAGCAGAGGCAGTCATACTTGCGTCTAAGGTGATGACATCTACCCAACCATTGTTAGCCTCGTTCCTAAGTTTAAGTATATTAGTATCTGTCTCGTACCACCACTGATTAGCATAGGTAGTTCCGGGTTCCGTGTCACCAGAAGAGTTAGAAGCCAGTGCTGCAAGAGCGTTATTTAAGTCTGTCCTAGTAGCAGGAAAACTTTGATTGGCAATGTTAAAGTCATGTTGCGACATTACGTTAGTTCCTTTCCGTAGCCCTTAGCTACATAGTCTAGGGTCACTGCATTGGTGCTTGCTGATCCCCCAGTAAAAGTGTTTATAGTGAACCCAGTTCGGGTCTTGCTTGTTATTGTATATCTATCACCATCAGTTAAGTTAGCTAAGGATAGACCTATAGCTGGTGTAGCTGCAAAGGCATCATCAAAGGTGACATTAGTTGTCCCTGTAAAGGTTATATCACTTCCAGAAGTAGTCCTGTCCTGCATATCTATTGTTACCGACAAAGCACTTACGACAGGAGTAACATTAGTATCTGTTGATGTCATAACTAGCCTAAACTCAAAGGCTCTGGCGGATATATCAGATATAGAGAATGCTTGCCAATCAGACCATGTGGGCGTACCTGTAGGGTCATCGTCTGTATGCCTTAACTGTAGTGAAACAGAGGTGTCACCAAAGGCTGTAGGGTCTCCATCAAATACACCTGCTCTAGCATCGAAGTTACCTGTAGCACTATCAAATAGGTCTGTTCTATCAAACCTTGTACTTGTGAATGAGAAGTTTAAGCGGCTTGTGTACTTTTGCCCTAAGTCAAGGTCATTACTAAAGTAGTATATTCCAGAAGATGCGTAACCTGTAAAGTCATCAAATAATCCAGACCTATCATCAAAGTTACCCGTAGCATCATCAAATAGTGGTGTCTCAGCTAACTCTAAATAACTATCATCATTTATTACCACATTAGACTTAACACCAGCAAAGGATGGGTCTTCTGTAAGTGTGGCTACAACATTAAGGTCTCCAATACCTATAGAGGTAACGACAAAGACAGCAGGGTTATCAGACTCATTAGACCCACTTGTAGTGTCATCTACAGCCTTAATGAAGTATGTACCTACACCAGCATTTTGCAAAGCAAGGGTACTACTACCTACAGGTACTTGTGCTATGTTCTCAGCTTCTGAATATACTGCCCCACTAGTTAGGTGGGAGTACCTAATGACATAGTGGGCTAAGTCTAAGTCAGATACTGGTGTCCAACTTAAGAACAGGTTACTTCCAACTACGTTACCATCAAAGTTAGTTACATCTGCTGGTGGCGCACCTAGTGCTTCTACATAATAGTTAGACACAGTGTTAAAGTCACCATGTACTCCAAGGGAATTAGTAGCCCTAGCCCTTATGTCATAAAAGTCATCTTCTACCCCAACTACTTCAACCCTGTCTGTACCAACAAAGGCACCAATAGTTGCTATAGCTGTGTAGTTAGTGTTTCCTGTCTTTCTAAACTGAACCTCTGCTGTATCCATAAGTGTGCTTGTGTTGTTTATATCAATCAGCAGAACACCAAGGGTCTTACCTTTAACTCTCCTTAACTCAGTACTAAGGTTAATGCCAAGGTTAGGGACCGTGAAGGGAGACAACAAAGTAGTATTATCTCTCTCGTAGACTATACCATCGTCAACCTCATCAAAGACACTTTCAGATATTTCCTTGAGTGTCATTTCTACTTGGAGGTCGTACTCATTCTGTAGTCCAAATGTCCAAGAGACAACTTCAAACTCTTTGTTAGTCCAACCAAGTCTAGTGTTAGTGATCCTTACATTGTCACCTGTCTGCACTTGAAAAGCCCTAAGACCAAAGGATGCTTGGAACTGTAGCTGTTGTCTATTACGCTCAAGCATAATTCTAGCTATACGCCGAGATTCTATTGAGTTGTCCGTAAAGGGTAAGTCCATATCTAAGGAAGACTCTAAGCCACCATCAGCAGTTACAAAGGCAGCATTAGTTACAGGTGGAAAGTCTGTTACTTGCCAGTTACTTTCGTCACCCCTAAACGTACCATTAACTGTGTTGAAGTTATCTCTGCGAGAGTGTCTAGTAGCTAGGCTTATACCTGACCTAAGATCGTCTTCATTAAGGTCTAGTACAGTAGAGGTCCACTTAGCAGCCTTTACGTTCCATGCACCCTGAGTGTACCACAGGGTAGCCCCCATAGACGTTATAAGCCCTTCTAAGAGGTCTTGTGGTGTAGTTCCTGTGGTGAAGGCACCATTAGCTGTATACCGTGTTGTACCAGCATCTGTGCTAGTCTCGTCACATATGTTAGCGGCAGTGGTAAAGGCGGTATCATTTATGTTAGCGGCAGCTTCACCTAAGCCATAGCCTGTAGCTGTCAGATAGTCTCTTACGCACAGGGCAGGGTTATCAGACCAAGCAGTAGTTGAGGTTCTAGGATCGTATATTTTCTTGCCTTTAATGACAGCGGTAATCTCAGGTACACCATTAGGAAAGGCATCTGTATCATAAGTCAGCTTAACATACAGATATGCAATACCACGAAGTCTATGGTTCCCTGTCCAACCAGACACAGCACTAACTAAACTACTGTCGGCAGCTTGAGTAGATGTACCTAAGTGTTCCTTGATTGTAACTAGGCCACTATAACGACTAGGAGAGGTAACATTACCACTGCCGTCTATAGTTGCTACTTCATCGTTAATGTATATCTGCTCAAAAGATTCTATCTCATGTCCAGCAAAGGCTAACACCCTGTGTAATTGTACGTTATCTGTACCTGTAGTACCATCAAATACTCTAACACCAGCGGTCTTCATCTTACCATATATGACCTGATGGTCTAAGGCTGAACCTGTCTGTGTTACATTATAACCTCTGTTAGACTTACCACCAAAGTTACTTATGTCTTTAGGCTTAGGGGCCAAGGCACTCATAAGGATACCTAAGCCAGCACTAATTGCAAACCTACTTACAAAAGCCCTACTAAGCCCTCCTATAAATGAGCCAGAGATAGAGGCTCCTGCAAGAAGAGTGCCTATACCAGCAGTAATAGCCCCAATAACAACAGCCTTGAAGATACCTTTAAAACTAAGACCCATTCGTATTCTTCCTAACTAGCAGTTCTGCCCCAAACGATTTCTTTATCTTGTAGGTCTTCGACAAAGTCTAATCCAAGGTCTCCGGGATACACTGACTTCTGATAAGCAGAAGTATACCTAGCAACTCTTGGTCTCTCTAGGTCTATTAGTTTATTCTCCACAGTTAGTTCTATAGTAGCTGTATCGGGAGCCTCTTCTATATTCATCTGATCCATGTAACCAGAGAACACCTGAGTTAAGGCTGTAGTGTCTGAAGTAACACCAAAGTAGATGTTACACACTCTGCCTTGGTATGGCTGTGTAATGGCTAGTGAAACTACCTCAGAGGTCATACCGCTAAGGGTAATAGTTGCACCCCTAACAGATAAATCAGATGCCTCTTGTACCTCAGATATGTTTAGTAAGTTACCTGATCCTGTCCAAGTGTGACCACCGTAGGAAAGGTCTCCTACACCTGTCCACAAACGTATCTCATTAGGACTATCAAACAATAGTTCTACAGCAAAGAAGGGGTTAATGACATCATCGTCTAGGGCATTAAGTACTACCGAGGGAATAGTCCTAGTCATTATGTTATCACCTCTACAGCCTCAAAGGAGATACCATAGGTACTAGAGTTACCTATCTGCCAATCTTGTACGTTACTTACTAACCTAAAGACACCCTTAGCATTGTCTACAGTTACAGCAGAACCAGAGTAAGTAGCTTTGAGGTTAGGCCATATATCCACCGATCCCGTAGCTGATACGTCTGCTAGGACTTTATGTAGCTTAGATGTACTAGCTGCTCCCAGTTGTATGTAATCCCCAGCTTTAAGGGTTGTCCCGTCAGAGATAGTAATGGTTACAGAGGAAGCACCAGCAGTACCCGTAGCTGTAAGTGAACTGTCAGTAGCTGTACCTCTAGGTTCTGTGCAGTTAGGGTCACCTAATAGGAAGGTATGCACTGGTCCCTGTAACGACAACAAGAAAGCTACCCAAGGCTCACCTAAGTCTCTCCTGACAGGTGGTATAGTAACTGAGGCTTTCCATGCTTGACCTGTGTGTTGTACTATCTGTTGTTTATAAGTGAAGGGAGACTCAGAGGTGGCAACAGCGTTCATAGCACTAAGAGTTATTTGTGCAAAGCCTATATCAGTTGGTGCAGTCTTTAGTGCCATGAGGTTTCCTTACCCAAATGCCTGTTTCATCTGACCACCCCTACGACGATCATCTAGTATTTGCTTCTTAGTCATGTTAGCGATAGCTGGGGCTTGTTGTGCTATGATCTTCTTAACACTCTCATCACCGTTAGCTTGGAAGTTAAAGTTCTGATGAATAATAACGTCACCAGCACCACCTTCTGCCTGTACACCTAGCTTACCATCTTTACCCCTTTTCAGAGGCATAATAGCTTCTGGGCCAGCTTCTCCCATTAGGCCTGTACGACCATCATTCATAGGGAAGTAAGTGGGGCCACCTACGACACCACCATCAGCATATGGCACTAAGTTTCCATTGCTAAAGACATTGCCGTTGGCACTAGCAGAAGCATTAAAGCCCATAAAGCTATCTATACCACCACTAATCATACCTGTGATCTGTTTGACAACATAGATTTGATACAACTCAGCAATGATAGCCCTAGCCATATCTTTAAAGGCATCAGAGACACTTTTAGTACCATCAACAATGGAGGTTAAGGCATCACCCATACTGTTAGCAATACTATCTGCCAAGTCTTTCTGTGCTTGTCTCTGTTCCTCAAATACCTTAGTTAGTTTTTCTTGTGCAGCTACTTCATCTGCTATAGCTTGAAGTCTTTCTGGGTCTTCCTGATACTGCTTCAAGAGGTCTCTATTCTGGAACTCAAGTTGCATAAAGACTTCTTTACGCCTACGTTCTTCACCCTCCAATCCAAACAAAGCCTTACTTAACTCTATCTGTCTTTCCAGAGCCTTGATTGGGCCTTCCATAGTTGTTGGCTCTTTGCCTTTTCCCTTATTTTGTTCAGCCATGAACTCTTTGTATTTTTTTAACACCTCTGGGGTAAGCCAACCTATAGGGCTTACCTCCATAAACTTACGTGGGTCTACACCTCTTCCAGAGCCACTTGCATTTTTAACAGCTTCTTCAAAAGCCTTAGCCGCCAATGCTGCATCTTCCATAGCGTGCTTGATTTTAAGAATTTCTTCAGCTAATTTAGCCGCTTCAATTTGTTGAGCAGCCGTTCCACCAACAGCTTCAACTTGTGCTGCTGCGATTGCCATTACTAGTTGCTTTTCCCTATCCCTAGCATTAATTAAATCACCAGCTTGTTTTAGTTGGGCTATATTTGCTTTTTCTAGGGCCATGTTAGCATTAGATCGTTGAGTATATAAAGCCTCAAAAACTTTGGTCTCTTCTCTCGCTTGCTGCTCAGTGGCTCTTTTAGCTTCAGCAGCGGCTTTTTCAGCCGCATTAAGCAAATCATCTATAAGGGCTAGTTGTTTTTTAGTAGTAGCATCAGCAGCATCACCCTTAGCTTTTTCAGCGTCAACCATTAACTGGGTCAGACCCGCTTCAAACATCAGGGTTCTAATTCTTTCCCCTAATGCCCCATTAAACTGCTTAGAGTACGCAAGTAGGTCATCGCCTAGTTCTCTAAGACCTTCTGCTCCTTCTATAATACGAGGTTGTTCAGCCGTACCACGTAGTATTTCTGCAATCTCTTCCCTAACCCTTAGAATGTCTTCTGCATTAGCAATTTCTTCGCTAGTTGGGCCATATTGTACCCCTACTAAATCTCTTAACCACTCCATTTGGTAAAAGGGTATGTTAGTCATGTCATCAGCTAATACTTTTAATTCGTTTAAAATACCAGTTGATTCACCCTTTGCACCAAAAGCCAAAGCTATTGCATCTTGCACTTTTGCAGCAGAAGATTTTTCAAGCAGTTCCAAGTACTCTTTTAGTTGAGTGTTAGCCTCACTAAAGGGTGCGCCTAGTGTATCTCGCAACATAGAAGATACATTATTTAAGTTAGAGAGTGCGTTTTCAACACCTTTTATGCTTTCTTCAAGCTGTTTACCTGCGTCTTTGGTGTCTAGGAACGTCTTAAGGAGCATGGTGCCTAACGACAGACCAATACCGATAACAGCACCAGCAACTCCGGGGAGTAGACCAGCAAGTTGTGTACCCTGTTGACCAAAAGCTACAAGTGCGCTAGTACCTGACTGCACCTGTACAAAGAAGTCACCAACCTGATAACCTACTTGTTGAGCATACATACCAAACTTGTTAGTACTCTTTCCTGCAAGTCTTTGTGCATCTGCAAACTGCTTAGCGTTTTGTGCTGCATTACTCATAGATGCACTTTGTTGACCTACGGCATTAGTTGTCTTACCAAGGTTTTTGTACAATATAGTCTCTTGAACATTTAGTTCGTTAACCATTTTAGAGTACTTTTGATGATTTATCTTACCAGAGTTAACAGCGGAATCTAGTAGCTTAAAAGCCTTTCTTATCTTTAGGGCTTCTTTTTCTGTCTTTAACAGAGTAGATGCAAGATTGTCTACACTCTTCTTGGTTTTATCTACAGATGATGATTCGGCTATCACCTTAATTGAGATTACATCATCAGCCATTGTTTACCCTCATATAAACTCCGTCAAGCCTCTTAACCGCTTCTACTTCCCAAGCTGTCATAGGCGTGTCAGTTAGTTCTTTCCATGCTTTTATTTGTTCGTATGTTATCGGGTTA